GGATCTTCCTTGGTGCCGCCGATCTTGCCAATGATCGACCGAACACCAGTAGTGTCACCAACAAAGCACTCAGGGTCAGCACCCAGCATGAAAGAAGTAGTCATGAATTCCTCCGAATGAAATAAGTTTCCAGGGTATGGTTCTCAGGGTCGTACAGGTAGTTGATGTTCACTACCGACGGAAATGTACGTACCACAGAGAAGTTGGGGAAGAGCTGTAAGAATTGCTCCATAGAGTAGGGAGAGTTTTTGACTGCAATAGCCAGGATATTTTCCCCGATTGGGTATTTTTTCTCAAACAACTCCTTGTAAGTCTTGTCCCAATTGAATGAACCACGCTCAATAATGGCACCCCCCAAGTAAATGCTGCGCATTACGACCTCCACTCCATAGTCACAGGCTTGATGAAAATCATGAAAGTGTACAGATCAATCTTTTCGTAGATGAATTCTACCACACCTTTCTTACGCAGGTTAAGCTCGTCCAGGGTCATTGTAATACCTTTCTCCACAGTTTCGACCATAGGTTCCCTGCTCGTTCCTGGCATATACCGATGACCACCTTTCTTGTCCATGATATACGTTGTGTAGTTCATCGGCATCCCGAGAAAGAACATGTTGATGCTATTACCATATTGTAATAGGAGGTCATCAAACGTACGATTGTAGAACCGTTGCATCAGGAAATGCTTGGCACCACAGCACTGAGTCGTTCCAGGCTGGCCAAGAAAAGCAATTGCTTCGTCGGTGGCGGTGGTGACTAGGCCAGTGGCATAGAAAGGCTCAGGGATTCTCGGATTGGAAACCAGCACCTGGGAAAGCCCTTTAATCAGTTTCAGGGAGGACATTAGAAAAGCTCCTTCATGCGATTGAATGCCCATGTGGTGGATGGGGCATCTTCATCCAAGAACTCAGGGTGCCACTGCAAGGCCAGACCCTTGACCTTAGGAAAGAACACCGCCTCGGGCTCTACAGGCACTTCGATGGGGGTGTTCACATCCAGGAAGTGTGTCGATTGGTTCTGCGTCCAGGCCAGCATTTGATGATCGACCTCGAACGGGTACATCATCTGGTGATGCAGGGAGTTGACCTTGAATGCCTCATTACGATCTGTAATTACTGCATGGGTAGAGCCATGATTGGTCACATCTTGAATGAGGAATCCACCAGCCAATGCACACAACATCTGAGCACCACGGCATACCCCCACGATAGGGATACCCAGCTCCTTGGCACGTTGCATCAGTGCCCATTCGTAGGCATCACGCTTGCTAGGCGTGCTATCAGCCCATGTACGCTTGCTGACTGCCCGATTGTACAGCGACGGGCTAATGTCAGCCCCACCCCACACAACCAACACATCATTGGTAGTCAGGTCATCAGGCCCATTTACAGAGATGTAATCATCAAAGAGGCCAGAGGAATCGAACGGGTAGAACGTACCCGTACCCATCTTAGCTGCTGCGAGTCGCATTATCGACCTTTCCCGGCTTTGTAGCCATTGTCTGAGGGATGCCCACCTTTCCACCCCTCAAGCGGGGGATAGGCGACATAAAACTTACCCTTACTGCTGCGAGTACGGGAAGCACGCAAACCTTTGGTCAGCTTACGCAGCTTCCAAGTACCCATACGCTTACCTTTGCTCAAATAGCTCATTGGGGAACCACACCTTTCTCGGTAACTTTGGAAACAACGGGCTTGGCGGGAACGCTGACGGCAACAGCGACCACTTGCGAGACATGGACTTCTTGGTCGGGATGAAGCTTGGCCATGAGTTGTGCATGGGCAGTAGCCTCGGCCAGATTGCGGCAGAAGGTAGTCGTCATACCAACGGGCTTGCTGGCATCGAAACTATAGTCCGCATCCACCTTGTCCAAGGACTCGGGGAAGTAGGCCACCCAATCGGTGCCCAAGAACTCACGATTGCGGAACAGCCACTCATGGCAACGACGCTTGGTAACAACGGTCACGATATATGGGTGCATTATGCAGCCTCCAACTCTGATGGGTGAAACATAGAAGTGTTTTCCTCTACTGGAATCCACACTTCGATAAACTTACACATGAAACCAGCCCAGTCGATTAGTTCAATGTTTTCTTCCACATGGATAACAACACCACGGGAATGTGCTCCTTTCCTTTGCTTGATTCGCACTGATTTACCGGGTTGTAATTCACCGTTGTTCAGTGCAGCAACAAGGTGATTAGTAAAGATGTGATTGAGATGCTCGTCACTACCAGCACGAAAACGAGGTTTCTCCTTGTGTTCATTAGCAGGTGGGTGGTACTTGATGATTGTCTGCGTCAGCATACATCAGCTTGAGTTGGTCGGGCACATCGGCGTGATCGACCGTTTTGTAATGACGGGGGGAGAACGAACGGGCTTGACCACGACCATCTGGTGCGAAGTTGGTGGTTTCCCAGCCACGATACAGCCCACACCAAGGGCCACTCGAATGGCTGCCCCAATTCTTGACATTGTGGTGAATCTCCTCGATGTAAATACACTTGTACACCTGCCAAATGGTGTAAGGTGCTTTGGCAGTCTCATGGACAATCCAATCCCCAGCTTTGACCTTCAATCCTTTCAGGAATTGGGCGTATTCCAGCTTGCCCATTTGTGGATTGAGATACCCCGGTGGTTGTTGCTGGGGAAGATATGTCCTAGTTGGCTGTACGTAGACAGGGGGTTTGTACTTGAGGATTGTGTGAGTGATCATGTTGAATTACAGCTTGTAATTGTGATCGACCTTTACAGGTTTTCCACGGAACCGTGGGGATTGTTGATGATCGCTTCTTCCACAGCATTGATGGCATCTTTGGGCAAGCGATTGCCGTCGATGACCTTGACACCCCAATGAAACTTGCGGACACGGCTCCAGTTGTCGAAACCAACACCGACGAACACATCATACACCGAACGATCCAATTGACGAACTTGCATCTGATTTCCTTAGGTTTGACCCATGAGTTTAACAACAATGCCGTGGTGCTTCGCAGCGTACTCCATCGCACGGGTATGGTCAAGGAATACGGCGTTACCCTTGTTGCACACCACCATCCAGGCGCGGTATATCATATTAACTCCTAGTGAAGTGGAACACCAAATACAGAGTTGTAATAGGGGTGCCATGTAGCATACAGCCTACGCTCAAGCAACGCTTCATCACGGGCATTGCACCATTGCAAGTACCCAGCCACAGCGATAGAACGATTGATGCGGATCACAGACCTTCCCCTTCAGTATAGGTGACTTCAACACATGCAATTCGTTTAGTGTTAGCTGCAATGTCAGCATTCTCACGCGTAAATCTTACCGCCCCGTAAACGCTGTTATCTGGCCCAGGGTACACATTCACCCACATTTTCTTGGGCTCTGGCTTGATGCGGTAGTCCACACCAAGAGAGAAGTCCGGGTTGGTTGAATCTGACCATGCCCAACCCGAAGGTACGGAAGGGAGACGGTACTGCACTTGCTTCCCATTACGGAAAGCCTCGATAACGTGCCAGTGCTTCAACAATTGCTCTCGTGTCATGATCGACCCTTAAATGTTGCGTTGAATAATACGCGGTTGGTTCAACAGTGCTGTGATACCTTGGCAGATAATGAACTCCCAGTGGGGGTTAGCAATTGCCAGCCGCTCCGCCTCGGCCTGTGCTTTGGTCAGATCAGGATGCACTGAGGGAGTGTTACTACCAACATACTGTGCATTGGTCACGTTACGCTTGATGATGATGTACATGGAATTACTTTCTGTAATTGAATGGTGCGGGTAGTGGGACTCGAACCCACATGCCAAAGGCGTCGGGATTTAAATCCGATGCGTATTCCAATTCCGCCATACCCGCGTTAAATCAGAGGGCGATGCGCTGTTCGTCAGCGATGCGTTGCTTGGTCTTGTGGCTCACATGAACCTTCACGTCAGGCTCACGCACCACACCCACTTGAGTGTGTTGTGCACGATCAATCACAGCACGGGCAACCCAATGCCCTTTGTTGGTCTTGGTCGCCGCGTCAACGAATGCAGCAGCGAAAGCAGTGGCACGCAACATAACTATCTCCTAACGTATGCCGAATTACGAACTGTAATTCACAAAGCACACTTACATGCTCCGAAAAGCATGTAGCTATGCTCAAGCAAAGATATACACTTTGTAATTGGGAACCAAGGAATAAATCCGTGCTTCACCAATACCATTGCACCACCACCCGGTGCATACTGTTTCATTCCAAATGAATGAGCGCATTACAGTTCTCCCCCGTTATTCCACATGCCCCACTCATCTTCGAGTGATGCTGTATCCACATGATTGTGGACGATGGGTGACATAACCCAAGATGCGTTCCATTGGTCTTGAAACAAGTCTGTTGCCATGTGTATCTCCTAAGGTGGAAAGGGTCGATCATCAGACCGGGGGTTAGTCGGCCTGAATTACAGTTCTGTATTAGAACGGGGCAGCATTGTCGGCGTTGGCCGCAGCAGCCTGCACGATTTGCAGAGCAGCGGCCATTTCCTCAGGTGGCACATTTTGCTTGACGAACGCTTCCAGCTTTTCCTGCCACGTCTTAGCCTTGCGGCCACGTGTCGAACCCTCACCCAAATCGGCCAGATGCTCACGAGCAAAGCCCACGGCAGCATGGTATGCCCACGACGGATCAGCGCGCATGCCTTTGTCGATAGCCTTCGCAATCGTATTGAATTCAGAGATACGCACCTTTGCCGACGACCGGGCGCCTTTCACCCATGCAACATTCTTATCCGTGTCATCTTTGGACACGAAAACAGCGGCCTTCAGTTCGACCTGAAAGGCTTTGCGGCCGAATTCCTCCAAGGTGCAGAGGTCGCGATAGAACCGCGTCCAATTGCTGGCCTCTGCCAACGCTTGATTGATGATGGTCTGCGCCAATGCCTTGCCATGAGCGGCAAGCCCGGATTGTTGCGCGTTGAGGTCGGCCTGCCCGATCTTCACGGGAAGTGCACCAGTGGATGCAATGTCGGCCATTGTGGATTCTTTTGCCATGAAAATCTCCAGTGATAGCAGTGTGTCAGATAGAGACACTTAAACTGTATCCATTAATGCTCTGCAATTACAAAGCATTAAAAGGACAGTCTAGTCGTGAGCACGTACATCATGGATTTCATCGGATTTATTCAATCCAAATTTTACCATGATCTCAGCGTATTCATTATTGCCCACGATATCCGCCCTCTTGTTGTCCAAATAGAGGGTTTGAAAGCATGGGGACGAAAAGAAAAGCACCTCACGCAGAATGAGTGCTTCCCGGTCTGTCAGATTCAAAGTAATTTGCATAATATCTCCTAGATAATGAACACAAACACGCACATACTATTATGTGCATTATCAGTGAGATTCTGATAATATATTATCTACGTGGTCAAACTAGTATCTCTCGATATGTTGCATACTCGCCAGATAATATATATTGCCCATGTCTCACGACATTAGCATTGCCCGCCTAAACGGTTACACATAATGTGTAGGTTGATTCTCTGCTCTAGTGTGGTCGGGGTATCTCACGATATGCCCGGACTATATCGCTTCACAGCGAGAATATATAACCACTCCTTTGCTGACCCTATGGGCAGAGAATTGCATTTGTCGAATTGTTAAAGAGTACGGCTTGCATCCTAGGCACTCGCTCACTTTGGAGCCCTGACCTAATCAACTTGCTAGCCTCAATTACACCACAGTAATAAAGACCAAGTAAAGTGCAGGGTTATTGGCCACCACACATGACACACGGCAGGGCCGGGCCACTTAATCTAAATTACTAAGTTGTTAAAGAGCAGAACTAGAGAATACCAGATAATAACCCTATTGTCAACAAGGTCTTTTAGTTGACTGATTTAGTAGGACATTAGCCGCTGATCGTAGCGCGATGTGCGCGCACGCGAACTAACACACATCTCACCCTACTGTCAACATGGGATTGTCCACAGGGCTGAAAGGCATTCAGTTTTTTTGATGTTTCACGGATGTTTCACGGTTATCCACAGGGTTATCCACATATCCACAGGTTATCAACAGGGGTAGAAGGCACCTAGAAGGGCACAGGAGGCACGCAAGCCTGCACCTAGGCTACCCCCTAGGGGTTGCCCCGTTCGTGCGCTGTAGGGCATTCTGGTGGACTCTCATGATGTGAAATGGAAGTTATCCACAGGTTATACACAGCCATTAGGACTCTATCTGCAAACATAAGGGGGGACTGATATTCAATGCTGCTGTGGCAGGCACTGCCTCATTTTATAGCACATGGTCTACTTGTCTAGACAACCTAAGCCCTAGGTCATAGTTAATGATAATCATTCTCATCTGTCCACAGCATGACAGGATATTTTTATTTTAAAGAGGGGGGTGGGGGGAAACATTTGTGGGTACAAAAGTTTGGTAATGCACATTGTAACGCTAGCTATATTTTTTATAAAAAAGGGGTATTGATTTAAACGGCTTTACAGCCTTTCTAATCGCTTCAGGCTACCTATCCCTAGACCACAATGCAAAAGAGCCCCTAAAGGGCTCTAAAGCTGTTTAAACGGTATTGTTGATGCTAGGTCGCTATCGCTCCCAATAGCAATCTTATCCTATCCCCCTAAGAAAGAAAGAAAAGAAAGAAGAAAAAGAAAAGGTCTTAACAATCTAAAAGAATAAAGAATAAAGAAAAGAAAGAAAGAATAAATATAATTTATATATAAATATTTTATTATAGCACATAAATGTGCTTTTGTCAAGTAGTCTTCTATGAAGACTACTTGACAAAAAGATAAAAGTGTGTTATAATATTAAGGTAAGATAGAAGATTGTGAGCTTGACAGCTCCCAATCTATACATGTCTGCTAAAAATTTAAACATTCCTTCCTAGAAAGAAACAATGCTGCTTAGTGATGATGTTGTCTTGCGTAGAGCAAGTTCTGTTAAAGTTCGTGGTGAATGGCCTGTTGAGAAAAAGATTGAGGTCGTAACTAAATTCCTTGCCTTAGGCAATCTTCGTTTAGTTGCTGAACTCTCTGGTATCAGCTACGACACCATTAGAGACTGGCAAAAGACTTCCTGGTGGAAAGACATGGAAAATGAAATCCGTGTCTCTCGTAATATTCAGCAAGATTCTAAACTCACTCGGATTATTGATAAAGCATTAGATTCTATTGAAGATAGAATTGAAAATGGTGAGCATGTATTTGATCAGAGAACTGGACAAGTAGTTAGACGACCAGTTGCTTTGCGAGATGTTAATACTACTGCTAATACTCTGATGCAACGTCAGGCTATACTAGAAAAAATGGGTGGAGATAATAATATTAACCAGACCCAGAAAACTATTACTGAACAATTAGCGATGCTTGCAACTGAGTTTGCCAAGTTTAATAACCGGCATAAAAAACAAGCACAAACTATCGAATATACTGAAGAAGACAATATTAAAGAGGAAGAATAACCATGCCTTACATGAAAAATGGAAAGCGCGATTATAAGCGCGAGGTTGCGTTATACACCTCTAAACCTGAAGTAGTCAAGAAACGCACAGAACAGAATGCCGCAAGGCGAGAAATGGAACGTGCTGGTAAAGTTCATAAAGGTGACGGTAAAGATGTGGATCATAAAAAGCCTTTGTCAAAAGGCGGCACTAATGCCTCTTCCAATCTTCGTGCTGTCAATGCCAGTAGCAATCGTTCATTTTCTCGTAATGGAGATGGCTCGCTCAAGAACCAACAAAGTAAACGGGAGCGCCGAGGGCGATAATGTTAAACGCTGACACCGTTGCTGGTTTTGTGGGGTCAATGCTACAAAAGAGTTTCGACGGTGCCGTAGAAAGTCCTGATTGCCACTATGAGTGGTGGACTGCATTTTGTGATCCTAATCCTTTTGTTGCTATTGCTGCTCCACGAGCGCATGCTAAATCAACTGCCCTTACTTTTGGTTATACCCTAACCACTCTTTTGTTTCGTGAACGTAGTTACGCAATTATTGTTTCCGATACCGTATCTCAGGCAGTGCAATTTCTAGGGGATATGAAACGTGAGTTGTTTGACAACGAGCAAATCAAAGCCCTGTTCAAGATCAAATGTTTTGTAAAAGATTCTGAAGATGATGTGATTGTGGCTTGTGAAGATGGGCATATGTTCCGTATTCAAGCCAAAGGCTCTGAGCAAAAGGTTCGTGGTCTTAAATGGAATAACAAGCGTCCTGACTTGATTGTTTGTGATGACTTGGAGAACGACGAGATTGTTCTTAACAAGGAACGTCGAGAGAAGTTTAGAAAGTGGTTCTACGGTGCTTTGCTGCCCTGTAGAAGCGCTAATGGGATTGTTAGGTACGTGGGTACTATTCTCCACGCTGACAGCCTCCTAGAGCGTTTAATGCCTAAACTGCATGATCGGCAAACTGTTATTGAACCCTTGAAGACTTGGAGCAAGCGTAAGACTGGTTGGAAAGCAATCAAGTACAAAGCACACACTCCAGATTTTAAACACATCCTGTGGGAAAAGAGATTTAACGCAGACTACTTTGTTAGTCTACGAAATGAGTACATAGATCAAGGTTTGGCTGAGAGTTACTCGCAAGAATACCTCAACATTCCAATTGATGAGTCAGTTAGTTTCTTTAAACGTACTGATTTTCTACCAATGACTGCTGAAGACAAGGAAAAACGCCTCAATTACTACGTAACTGGGGACTTAGCCATCTCTAAAGAAGAACACGCAGACTTTTCTGTGTTTGTTATTGCAGCAGTAGACCAAGACAAGATGATTTATATCAAAAATGTCATTAAAGCCCGTATGGATGGTCGAGAAATTGTGGATACCATCTTAGATATTGAGAAACTTTACGAACCAGACGCCATTGGCATTGAAGAAATGCAAGTTTCCAAGGCAATTGGCCCTTTCCTACGGGAAGAAATGGTTCGATATAATATTTATCCCAATTTAATACCTTTAAAGCACGCAGGTAAAGACAAACCCTCTCGCGCACGTAGTATGCAAGGCCGTATGAGAGCCCACCGAGTCAAGTTTGACAAGGCTCAAGACTGGTATCAAGAGTTTGAAGACGAATGTGTGATGTTTCCACGCTCTAAACACGATGACCAATTTGATGCTTTTGCTTATCTTGGTATGCTTTTAGATATTATTATTGAAGCCCCAACAAAAGAAGAATCTGAAGAGGAAGAATACCTAGATGAACTTGACCGAAACTATGCCAGCGCAGGGCGCAACTCCTACACAGGATACTAGTCCTACCGCAAGTCTTCGGGCTATGGTCGAGGACACTAACATTGCAGAAAAACTTTCTAAGGAAGAAATTCAAGAGATTGCGGCAACTGTCTCTGAAGGTTTTGAGTATGATCTGCGCTCTCGCCAACACTGGGAAAACAATCTGAAGGATTGGACTAAACTTGCTCTTCAAGTTAAAGAAACCAAGACGTGGCCCTGGGTCAATGCTAGCAATGTTAAGTACCCTCTGGTATCTATTGCTTCGATGCAGTTTAATGCCCGTGCGTATCCTAGCCTTGTTCCTGCTACTTCTGACATTGTTAAGGTTGAAGTAATTGGTAAAGACCCTACGGGGGAAAAGCTAGAAAAAGCTAAACGTATTGGTAAGTATATGTCTTATCAGATTCTTAACCAGATGGATGGTTGGGAAGAGGACATGGATAAGCTGTTGCTTATGTTGCCCATTGTGGGCACTGTGTTTAAAAAGACTTACTACGACTCTGTGCGTAAGCAGAATGTCTCTGAACTGGTTCTTCCTAAAAACCTAGTGGTTAACTACTGGGCTAAGTCACTGGAAAGTTCTGAGCGTGTGTCTGAAATGCTTGATATGTCCAAACGACGGGTCAAGGAAAAGATGATGATGGGTGCGTTTCTTGATGTAGAGCTGGGTGAACCAGAACGCATGAATGAACAAAATGATGTTGCTACTGTTCAAGATGAGACTACTCCTTACAGTATTATTGAGCAACACACCTATCTTGATCTTGATGATGACGGATACGCTGAACCTTACATTGTGACGTTTGAACGGTTTAGTAAAACCATTCTTCGTATTGTTGCTCGGTTTGACGAGAATACTATCTACACCAGTGCAGAAGGCAAACTTCAAAAGATTGATGCAATTCAATACTACACCAAGTACGGATTTATTCCTAATCCAGAGGGCGGCTTTTATGACATTGGTTTCGGACTTCTACTCTCCCCACTTAATGAGTCTGTCAACACACTCATCAATCAGCTTATTGACGCAGGAACCCTTAATAACTTGCAGTCTGGTTTCTTCGGAAAAGGACTCAAGCTTAAAATGGGAGAATCTCGTTTCCAGCCTGGAGAATGGAAAACAGTTCAAACCACTGGAGACGACCTAAAGAAACAAATTGTTCCTTTGCCTAGCAAGGAACCTTCCGCTGTTCTCTTCCAACTGATGGGGACTTTGATCACCTCCGGGAAAGAGCTTGCTAGTGTGGCTGAAATCTTTGTTGGAAAGATGCCGGGTCAAAACACACCAGCCACTACGACAATGGCTACCATTGAGCAAGGTATGAAAGTTTTTACCGCTGTGTATAAACGAGTGTACCGTGCATTGCGTTCTGAGTTTAAAAAGATTTATGCACTGAATGGTGTGTATCTTAATCCAGAACAATACGCTGCTGTGGTAGATGCTCCAATTGCTCCTGAAGATTTTGATAACAGTTCTTATGATATTTGCCCTGGTGCTGATCCTAATACTGCTACTCAATCTGAAAAGCTGATGAAAGCCCAAGGGCTGATGGAATTGCTACCTACTGGTATGCTTGATCCTGTTGAAGTTGTTCGTCGAGTGCTTGAAGCACAAGAACAGCCCAACTGGGAGAAGTTGTTTAATCAACAAGTACAACAGACTGGCCAGTTTCAACCTCCGCCTGATCCTAAACTTCAAGAGATGGAAATGAAGGGTCAACTGGAACAGCAAAAGGCTGGTATGAAACAACAAGAGCTTGAATTTAAATCCCAGCTACAAGCACGGGATCAAGAGTTTAAGTTGGCTATGCAAGCTGCTGCACAACAGCAGGATATGCAAAATAAGCAGATGCAAGCAAAGCTTGACGCTGCTATTAACATTCATAAGCAACGTATTTTCTCAACCACAGAGCAAGCTAAAGTGAATCAAGGTTTGGTTCAGAAACAGCAAACTCACAATCAGACTATGGCTCATAAAGAGGAGGCCGCGAAATTACAACGTCAACAGCAAGTGAAATCTTCCACAGTTGGAAAAAGCAAGAAGTAACTAAAGGTATTTATCAACTGCTAGAGTTCCGTAAGCAACAACTTACCGAAGAACTTGCAGCAGAAGCAGGTAAAGACCCATTGTTTGATCGCTACCGTGCAGGTTATATTATGGCATGTAGTGATATTCTTAATACTAGTGTAGAAGAAATTGAAATTCAGGAGATTGAATAAATGATTAAACCCGCAGGGCATAGGCTCGTAGTTAAACCTTTCAAGCAAGACGAAGTTGATGAGGTTATCAAACGAGCAAAGCTCGCTGGCTTTGAGATTGTGAATAACAATCAAGCCCGTGAAGATGCTAGTGTAGATAAAGGTGTGGTACTGGCTATTGGCCCTACCGCATGGCCCAATGAAGACCCCTGGTGTAAAGTTGGTGATACAATTCTTTTTGTTAAGTTTTCCCCTAAATTTGTGGAAGACCCCGAGACAAAAGAAACTGTGGGTATCCTGAATGATGAAGATGTTGTTGCTGTAGTTAGCGGAGAAACTAAATGAACGAAGAAATCAGCCAAGAGGTTATTATCGAATCGGGTGAGCCGTCAGCTCCCCAGTATTCCGAAGTGGAACAAGCAGCCATTGACAAAGGTTGGCGTCCAAAGGAAGAATACAATGGTGATCCTGCCAAGTGGCGCAGTGCAGAAACCTTCCTGGCTCTTGATGAGCCTCTGAAGCGCATTGAAAGCCAATCAAAGGAATTGAAGCGTGTACGTGAGGCACTTGATGCCCTGTCTACCCACCACAAGAAAGTGAAGGAAGTAGAATATAACCGCGCTCTGAAACAACTTCAAGAAGCTCGCAAGGAAGCATTTAGGTCAGGGGAGACTGATCAAGCGTTTCAAATTGAAGAGCGTATTGACGAACTAAAGGCGGAGAAGGAAAACATTGTTGTTCCTGAACTTGCCCCTGAAACCCAAGAGGCTTCTGTAGCCCCAGAATTCCAAGCTTGGGTGGATACTAACCCTTGGTATCAATCTAATAAGATCATGCGCAAAGTCGCTGATGAAATTGGTATTGAACTCCATGCCCAGGGTCTTACACCTAAGCAGGTGTTGAAGCGTGTGGAAGAGGAAATTAAGAAAGAATTTCCCCATAAATTCCAGAACGAAAAGACACAACGAGTAAATACGGTAGAGTCATCTACCCGTGGAAGTCCACGCGAAACTGAGACAGTTAGTATGCCCCCTGAGGATAAACGGATCATGGATTCGATTATTCGTACGGGCGTAATGACTAAAGAACAGTATCTTAAAGAATACAAAGCAACCAAGGGGAACTAATATGAGTCGTACTCCAAGCAGCGCAAGTGCGCGTCCTAAGCGGACACCAATCTCTGGTCGAAACATTCTTACCGTCAAAGGCAAAGAAGCTGGTTTTGAGTATCGGATTGTTAATGATTCGGGAGATCGAATTGAAATGTTTAAGGATGCCGGTTGGGAGCTGGTTGATAGCAAGGACGTTACCGTTGGTGACCGCCGTGTAGATCGAACCACTTCTGAGGGCTCCAAAGCGCAGGTTTCTGTTGGTGGCGGTACTAAAGCCTTTGTCATGCGTATTCCAAAAGAATACTATGATGAAGATCAGGCAGCCAAGAATAAACAGGTAGATGCGCTTGAGGAAAGTATGAAAAAACAAGCTCTCTCTGGTAGCGATTACGGCGATATTAAAATGACACGCGGTAATAGCTAAATTTAACAGAGTGAGCCAATTTATTGGAGAATAAAATATGGCAAGCGTATTGGCAGGGTTTAACCCTGTTAAACATCAAAATGGCTCACCTTATAATGGTCAAGTCAATCGGTACACGGTTCCCGTCGCGGAAGCTGGTGCCATCAACGTGGGCGATCTCGTAATTCTGAGTGCACAAGACTCTGGTACGGTTTATCCCGCTATTGCACGTGCTTCTGGCACGACTGCTGTGGTTCCTATTGGTGTTGTCGTGGGTTTTGTCCCTGACTACAGCAATCTGAATCTCGGTAATTACCGCCCGGCTTCGACGCTGCGCACGGCCCTTGTTGCAGACGCTACTGACCTCGTGTTTGAAGCGCCTCAAGATGCGGTTGGTGGTGTTATTGCCACGGCTTCGATTGGTCTGAACGTGGCTCTTGTGGCTGGTTCTGCTTCGACTACTGGTGCCTATGCTTCGGCAATGACGCTGGACAGTTCGGATGTGGCTACTACGAACACTTACCCGTTTAGGATTGTTGGTATTTTGGATGCACCGGATAATGATCCGACTTCTACTTCCCGTCCTGCCGCTGTTTTGGTTACTATTAATACTCATCGTCTGGGCTCTGGTCCTGGCGTTGCTGGTATCTAATTAAGGAAGGAATAGAAAATGTCTATTATTAATTCGGGTTCATTTAGTAAAGCACTCTGGCCTGGTGTAAATGCTTGGTACGGTAAGGCTTACGCGGAATACCCTGTAGAGTATACCCAACTGTTTGAGACGTTTAAATCGTCTAAGCAATTTGAAGAGGATGTTGGTACGTCGAGTTTTGGTCTTGCTGTCGTGAAGCCGGAAGGCTCCCCGATTACGTATGACTCGGAACGTCAGACCTTCATTACTCGGTATCAACACACGGTCTTTGCCCTTGGTTTCATTATCACTCGTGAAATCATGGAAGACGACCAGTATGATATCGTCGGTCAACGTAAGGCCCAAGGTCTTGCCTTCTCGATGCGTCAAACCAAAGAAATCAACGCTGCTAACGTCTACAATCGTTATGCTACCGCTGGTTATGTTGGTGGTGATGGTGTTACCCTGCTGAGTGCTTCGCACCCCAACTTTGTTGGTGGTACGTTTAGTAACCAGTTGGCTACTGCCTCTGACTTGTCGGAAGCTGCGTTGGAACAAGCGTGTATTGACATTGCTGGCTTTACCAATGACCGCGGTCTGCTTATCTCGGTTCGTCCGAAAAAGCTGATTATCCCGCGCCAACTGATGTTTGAAGCAAAGCGTATTCTCAATAGTGATGGTCGTGTTGGCACTGACAACAACGATCTGAATGCTATCAAGAATATGGGTCTGATTCCTGAGACTGTGGTTAACCACTATCTGACGGATACGGATGCTTGGTTTATTCGCACTGATGTGCCGCATGGCATGAAGTATTTTGAGCGTCGGGGTGATGTGTTCGCTATGGACAATGACTTTGATACTGAAAATGCTAAGTATAAGGCTACCACTCGTTACTCGTTTGGTTGGACTGATCCTCGCGGTATCTTCGGTTCGGCTGGCGCTTAATTAATTAACTGGCCCTCGTAAGGGGGCCTAACAAAAGGAGATTAATTATGGCGATCAATTTTAGGCAAGGGCAGGTAGCTCTAGGTGATCCGGCAGTAAATGGAACTCCCACCCCCACTAGTAATGATAAAGACGTACACGTTAAAGTTGTAAAACTCACGAGTGCTAACTTTGCAACGGTGGCTATCAATACGTTGGTGGCAGTGTTTCCGGCAGACTCAACTATTCTTAGTGTGGATTACTACACCAAGACGGCTCTCAGTGGTAACTCGGTAAGTTCCCCTACGGTTAGCTTGGGGACTGCTTCGGCAGGCACTCAGTTTACCAGTGCGGTTGCATTGACTAACACGACTGGTACTAGTGCAAAGGTTACTCCGATTACTGCTATCATGCAGAATTATAGTTTGCCTTTGGGGGCTGATATTAACCTGTGGGTGTCGGGAGCTTGCTCCACTGGCAATCCTACTGCTGGTGAAATCTACCTCACTATTTACTACGTTCGGTAATTTAAAGCCTCTCTTCGGAGGGGCTTTTTCTTGGAGATATTATGGGAGCTTTTCGTTCAGCAAATGCTACAGTTGGCGCTCACGGTGCGCGTGAGGTCACTACCAGTGATGCTACCGTACTGGAAACTACTCGTGCTTTGTATGTAGGTACTGGGGGTAATCTTAATGTTCGCATGGCGGACGGTATGACTCTGGTGTTTACTAATGTCCCTTCGGGCATTTTTCCAATTCAAGTGGATCAAGTTTTAGCTACTAGCACTACTGCTAGTGGCATTATTGCACTGTATTAATTATGTATATTGGGCTTCCAAATCTTGGGTTATCTGGCTATCACAGTAAATACGCTGAGTTAGAAGCTCAAGCAACTGCTGCTGCACGCAGGAATGGTGCGGCTTTATGGTATGTGGGTGCTAACCCAGACGGATGGGT